CCTAAGTAATTGGCTACCTAAGACAAACAGTCAAGGCAGGTTTCCAACCTACAATGCTAAAGCCGTAGATGCAGGAATTGGGTATAAGACATCGCCAAGTAAACCAAACACACGAGGTTTTACATCATTAGCAAAATTATTTAACAAATCTGCAGCTGGTGCTATTTATGAAACTGCTGGCCGAATAACACCTAATAGTGTATTTGTGCAAAATCTAAACAATAAGGCAGGCGGTTCTATGAAGGGATCGCAGAAAATGCAGGGGCGCGTTTTGTATCGTGCCTATCAGGAAAACCAAGGCAAGGCGCAAGATGGCGTTTTACGCGCTATTGAAAAAGCCAGATTGTTATTTAACAGCCGATCTAAGGTGGTGAAGTAATGGCCTCTAATATAGTTATTGATATTGCCGCCGAGTTCACCGGCAAGAAGGCGTTTAATCAAACTGAAAAGGCTATTGACAAGCTAGGCAAAAGACTTAAAAGCGCGTTAATTGGCGGCTCAATTCTTGCCCTAACCAATCAGGCTATAAAGGCGTTTGCCGAAGGAGAAAAGTCAGCAGCTTTACTTGCTAACTCTTTGGAAAATCTAGGTTTTGGCATGGCTACAAAGTCGGTTGAAGCCTTTATTGGTCAGCTGCAATTAGCTACAGGCGTGTCCGATACTGAGTTAAGACCTGCTATGTCGAGATTAGTCCAGACTCTAGGCTCAGTAGCCTTGGCGCAAGATGCTTTAACTCTGGCGATGGATGTAAGTGCAGCTAGTGGTATTAACTTGGATACCGTTGTATCAGATATTGCACAAGCCTATGCAGGTAACTTAAAAGGTTTAAAGAAATACAACTTAGGTTTAACTGCACTTGAATTAAAAACCATGTCAGTTAGCGACATTATGGCAAAGTTTAATGACATTTTTGGTGGCGGTGCTGCTGTAGCAGCCGATACCTTTGCTGGTAAATTGGCTCGCATTACAACTGCGTTAGATAAGGCTAAAGGAGATTTAGGTAAAGGCATTATCGATGCCCTTATTGTGGCTACTGGATCGCAGGATATTGAGGCATTACAGCAAAAAATTATTGACTTTGGCAAATACGCCGGGGAGTCAATCGTTAGATTAGGCCAAATAGTTAATGATTTCTTACCTGTTATTAAAACAGTCGGTGCAGCCTTTGCCGCTTTATTCATAGTTGGCAAAATTCAAGCTGGCGTAAATGCAATCATAAGAATTATGGGTGGCCTTACTAAGGCTATGAAGGCTCTTAGAGTTGTTGCCCTAACTACTGCCATCGCCCAGGCATTTGTACTTAATCCTCTAGGTGGCGTAGCCGTAGCTGCTGGCATTATCGGCATTATTGCAGCTGTTGGCGTTGCAGTAGATGGCCTCGATGCCAAATACCTTGCACTAGGCAAAAAACAAAAAGATTTCTTAGAAGGTACAAACGGCTTAAAATTTGGCCAACGATTTGACCTTACAGAGTACAAGGCACTTTTAGCTGAGGAAAAAAGGCAAGCTGAGCTAGACAAGAAAAATGCAGATGCGCTTAAAAAGGCTGAGGCTGCAGCTGCGGCAGCACGGGCAAAACAAGCCAAACTAGAATTAGCAGCTAAGCAAAAATCAGACAAACTGGCCAAGGCATCTGCCATGTTTGACCTTGATAAGATTCAAGTAGCAGCAGCCCTTAAAGGCAAAATCACCGATGAGGAAAAACTACGCCTGCAGTTACAGCAAGCAATTCTTAATGAGAACGATGAACTAGCAGATAAGTTACAGCAAAAACTAGAGGCATCTCAAAGAGCTACAGCCAAATTGACTGCAGACATTATTGGCATTAAACCAGGCGTAAACCCATTTGATGCATGGTTAAATAAATTAGATGAGATAGCTGCAGCATTAGGCATGATTGCTGGGGTAACCTTTAATCCTAGTCAAAGTAAAGATCGCAATTATGACCAAAAAAGCGGTGCAGCAGGTGGCGGTGCAGCAGGTGGCGGCGCAGGCGGTGGCGGTGGCGGTGGCGGTGGCGGTGGTACAAGCGGTAGTGTTCCAACTGAAGTAATACCACCAGCACCTTATGTAGGATCTTCATTTTATGACTTAGAAAATATGTTCCCTGTTATTACAAAAACCTCTAGTGCTGCTAGTTCAGCACCAAGCATTACAGTAAATGTAAATGCTGGCTCGGTAATTATGCAGGATGATCTAATAACTGTTATTAATGATGGAATAATTGCAGCTCAAAAAAATGGCTACACTCAGCTGCCTAATGGGGCGATCGTAACCTAATGACACTACCAGTAATTAACGCGTTCATAAATTTTAGTACGGGGCCATCGTTCGCCCAGGCTTTCATAATCGGAGAAGGCATCCTAGGTACTAATATCCTTGCCGATTCAGCTGCGGTTATCGTAGATGTAAGTAACGTGGTAGATAGCGTAACTATCAAGCGCGGCCGCAATCCGCAGGTAGATGAATTCCAGACTGGCACTATGACTTTACGCATTGTGGATCAAAATGGCGCGTTCAACAGTCAGAACCCCAGCAGCCCCTATTTTGGCCTTTTAGACCCAATGCGTAAGGTATCTATATCGGCTACCTACGGCGGTGTCACGTATGCCATGTTTTCGGGATTTATTACCACATACACGACGACTACGCCACGCATGGCTACAGATATTGTTTATACAACCATCCAGGCAGTAGATGCCTTTAGATTGGCTCAAAATGCCCAGATTAGTACCGTAACCGATTCAGGTGCAGGGCAACTATCAGGTACACGCATTAATAAAATACTTGACCAAATTGGTTGGCCTACCTCTATGCGCGATGTAGATGCAGGTTTAACTACTTTGCAGGCAGACCCTGGCACAGCTCGTACATCCTTAGCGGCATTACAAACTGTTACAAATTCTGAGTACGGCGCGTTTTACGTTGACCCATCGGGATCGTTCGTATTTCAAGATCGAACAGTTACTACGGCAAGCGTGGCAGGTACGCCAGTAGTATTTAACGATAATGGTAGCGACATCCAGTACGCGAACGCCGTATGGCGTTTGGATGATACTTTGGTTTTTAACCAAGCAAACGTCACGAGAACGGGCGGTAGCGTTCAGTCCGCACAAAACGCAGCTAGTGTTACTAAGTATTTTGCCCATACTTACAATATCCAAAATTTGCTTATGCAGACCGATGCCGTAGCCCTGGATTATGCCCGTGCTTATGTTGCAAGCCGTGCTGAAACTAGCGTTAGATGCGATTTTATTGAACTCGATCTATACACAGAAAACTATAACGCTGGCATTATTGCAGCTTTAGATTTGGACTATTTTGATCCTGTAACTATTACTACCAACCAGCCAGGTGGATCAACCCTTACAAAAACCCTGCAAGTTTTCGGCGTGGCGCATAACGTGACACCGAATAGGTGGCGTACAACCTTTACTACACTTGAACCCGTGATAGACGGGCTTATATTGAATTCGACCCTATACGGCGTACTTGATACGTCGGTACTAAGTTACTAAGGAGATAAGAAAATGGGAGCTGGATTAGGCTTTAAGGATTTTACAACCGGAGAAGTCTTAACGGCTAATGACGTTGATGGCTACTTAATGCAAGGCGTGTGGGTGTTTGCCGATGCAGCAGCCCGTACAGCTGCGGTAACAAGCCCACAAGAAGGTAATATGTCTTTCTTAAAAGACACCAACTCAACTGAATATTACAGCGGATCGGCATGGGTTGCCGTAGGTGGGGCAAGCGCCACTACTTATACACTTATCAACGCTGGTGGTACTGCCCTTTCAGGATCAAGTACAACAGTTAGCGGCATTAGCGGCAAGAATAAGTTATTTGTTTATGTTGCTGGCATGTCATCAACTGCTGCAAGTGCCTATTGCCTCGGCGGTATCAATAATGATTTCACCACAAATTATCGATGGTTTGGTTTAACTTCAACAAATGGCGCTGGCGCAATAGGCGATGGTACTGCGACTGGTTCAGAGTTATTTTTTGGTCAAATGGGAAACTCAGCAGCCGATACCATAAGTGGATCTTGCTTTATTGATGGCGCAAACAATACTGGCATAAAGCCATACACAATGGGATCGCGAGCAACTGGTACAACAACTAACGATTCACCAGTTATTCAAGGATTTTATGTTGGTACTTCAACAATTAGTTCAATCGTAATTAAAACCGATGCTGGCTCTTTTGATGCCGGCACTGTCTTTGTATATGGAGCATAATCATGGAATATTTTGAAACTATTTACGATGTGACTACTGGCGAAACAACAACTCGCCCTTATACAGATGCAGAAGTTAAGCAAATGAAAGTTGGAGAAGCTGCTGCTGCTAAGCGAGCAGAGGAAGCTGCCGCTAAAGATGCTCAAAAATCTGCGTTATTGGCCAAACTAGGCATAACTGCCGAGGAAGCCGCCCTACTGCTGTCATGACTGCCATAAGTTATAACGGCTGGCCAGCCTCTAAGGAAGTTGAGTCAATCCGTATCAAGTCTTACCCAATTAAGGGTACAAAGATCAAGCTGCGCTGCGCCTATTTTGCTGCGCCACTATTGGTTGCATTTGCTGAGCAGTTTAATGAGCTAATCGAGCCGATCGATGGCGGCACGTTAGATGATTGGGGATACGCGTACAGAGATGTTAGAGGCGTACCGGGCAAGTTAAGTAACCACGCATCGGGTACAGCCATTGACCTTAACGCGACTAAGCACCCATTAGGCAAGGCTGGCACTTTCCCAGCTGAGAAAATTCCAATGATCCAGGCATTAACTAAAAAATACGGCCTCAACTGGGGCGGTAACTGGACACGTAAAGATGAGATGCATTGGGAGATAGCACAAGATCCCGTAAAGACAGCAAAACTAATAGAAAAATTAGGGCTGCAGTACCTATAAACAATAAGGGCATTTAGGAGTACAACCATGAAAGATCAATTACTAGCTGCTGGCCTGTCCTACTTACGCCATGCTGGAACTTGCGCAGCTGCGCTTTACATGTCTGGGGTTACTGATCCTAAGATCCTGGCTAACGCGTTTGTTGCTGGCCTTCTCGGGCCTTTAATGCGTGGGCTTAACACATCCGATAAAACTTTTGGCGTTAAGTAAATGACGGCCGCCCAGTCGCTTTTAGCGATAGCGATAGCGATCTGCACCCTTATCGGGTTTGCGGCTGGGCTGGTTCGCCATCTAGTTAAGTATTACCTAAGCGAATTGCGCATGGACAATAACGGCGGCCATAACCTACGCGGTCGAGTTGATCGTATTGAGGCCAAGGTAGATTCAATATACGAAATTTTACTTAGCCGCTAGGCGTGTCGGTTATTGACCGCTGTCATACCTAGGCTTTACCCTTTATTTACACGTTAGGCAGGGCTACCTAATTCGGTGTGGCTTGGCTTAACCCAAACAAGGGCGAAGTAAATGGATATAGAAAAAGTAGCAGTATTAGTTTTATTGGTTAGCGTTGCATGGTTTATTGTAGGTTGGTCAGTCGGTTACAAAGAAGGCGTAAAGGATGGCTACAATCGTGGCCGCGCAGCTGGTATGCGTGTAGCTAGTGATCGTGTGGTCAAATAATGGCCTTTGACCTAAATAATTATGAGGATGTCAATAGCCGCATTAAGAGGTTTAGAGAAACCCATATCTCAGGCAGGATCATTACTGAGATCGTTGAGATAAACGTAAAGGATGGTTATGTAATCATCCGTGCCAGCGTATTCCGTGAGCATGAGGATGTAGTACCGGCGGCCGTAGATTATGCCTATGAGCTGCGTACTGATCGAGGCGTAAACCGTGACTTTTGGATTGAGAATTGTTCTACCAGCGCAATCGGTAGAGCCATTGGTTTATTAATGCCAAGCGATGCACGGCCTACCCGTCAAGATATGGAAAAGGTAGAACGCTTACAGGCTCAGCCTGCAGTAGAGGTTGATCTATGGGCAATCAACCCTGAAGTAAAGCCTGAAGGTGTTGGTAGTGTGCGGCCTGCAGCTGAAGCTATTGCCGATATAAAATCTCAACTAGGTGGCGAGATCGTTGATCCTGCGCCTATTTGTAGTCACGGTCGCATGGTTTACAAGGAAGGCGTAAGCGAGAAAACTGGCAATAAATACCGCGGTTATACTTGTAGCAGTAAGTCACGGGGCGATCAATGCAAACCAATTTGGCTATAGTTCAGATGGCCTTGCCGCAGGTAATTCTCGATTACACACAGGAAGTACAGGCTCATGCTACGGGTTTTGCCCGTTGTACTGAGTCAATGGGCAACGGCCAGCATCGCAGTTGGTATAACAAAAAACTTAATTACCATGAATTTGTAGGGGAAAACGCTGAGGCAGTTGGCTCAGAGATTGCCGTAGCTCAGTATTTCGGTATTAAGAATTTTGTGCCAACAGTCAATACCTTTAAGGATGCTGCCGATGTTGGCAGGCGTATCGAGGTAAAACACAGTCGCTATCTAAATGGCCACCTAATCATAAGAGCTAATGACAGGCCACAGGATGTAGCTGTATTGGTTATTGGTAAGTCACCTGTTTACAGCATAGTTGGCTGGATGCCCGTGGCATGGGCTAAGCGGCCTAAGTATCTTAACCCTAGTGATGGTAATTGGTGGGTATCTCAACGTGAGCTACTCGAAATGGAAACGTTAAAGAGGTCGATCTATGGCACTACTCAGGATTAACTGCAGGGTTTGCGCCAAGATTGGTAGCGGCATGCAGACTCATACAATCGTTGAGGAATTTACAAATTTACCGCCCAATATCGTCTGCGTTCAATGTTTAGGGTGTGGCGTTATGGGCATTGAGATGCTGTTAGATAGCCAAGTACCTACAGCTGAGGAGATACTGCATGACTAAAACTAATAACTTAGAGATCAGATGCAACTGCGACCCAGAGCAGCCTGAGATGGTAGTTCACCTGGTAAATGGCATTATCCCGATCATTATTATTAAGTGCGAGATATGCGAGGCTGCATACACAGTCATGCCTAATTCGGTGCAGCATGCCTAGTTATCTATACCGATGCGATCAATGTGGGGCGGAATTAGAGATGAACCACCCGGTAAGTACACACGGCGACAGCGCACCCTTGTGCTGCAGCTACCCAATGATACGCGTGTTTAGCGCACCTTCAATTATATTTAAGGGAACTGGATGGGGTAAAGACAAATGAGTAAGAAATTAAAGTTTTACACTATTGTGGATAATGGTGTGTATAACTCATGCTGTGACTCAATACAGTTTAAACACCTGTGCAAAAGATGTGGACAGAACGCAGGATGTTATTTCTGCGATTTCGATCCAGATGTAAAGCATGATTGCGATGAGTAGCGACACGCCCAAAACCTCGCGTAAATTGAAATGGATTTGGTGGGGCATGATACAATCTAGTCTTGTAATAGCATCTATTAATAATGCTTATGCTATTAATAATAATGATATAGAGAAAGAAAAATATAAACTCTATAGTCATATAAAACTAACTAACCATAGGCAATACCTATGTCTAGAGAAGCTTTGGCATTTAGAGTCACGATGGAATCCATTAGCTGATAACAAACGATCATCTGCATTTGGTATACCTCAGCTGTTAAAGCTAAAGGTTAAAGACCCTTATAAGCAGATTGACCTTGGCCTTATCTATATAACGAAACGTTATGGCACACCATGTAAGGCTTTGGCATTTCATCTAAAGACTGGTCACTATTGATGGCTACTCGTAAAGGCGATCCACGCAATCAGCGTAAGTACAAAGCAATCAGGCTTACAGTATTAGCTAGAGATCAGTACGTTTGTTATTACTGCAACAGCCCTGCGACAACAGTAGACCACATAATCCCAGTATCCAGATCAACTGAGGCTGAGGCATATGATCCAAATAACATGGTGGCCTGCTGTTCTCGATGCAATAGCAAGCGTGGATCTCGTAATCATGGCGTTTTTTTAGCACAGACGGCTAC